TCGTGCCCCGCAAGGGTGTCATGACTCGATATGCCAAGAAGATGGTTCGTCCCGATATGTACGGCTTAGTCGTCGTTCGCGGACTGCTTGGTGAGAGTGGCACTAGCTAAGCCATAGCATAGATTTTTAATCTAGCTTAAAGCCTCCACCCCCGGGTGGAGGCTTTTTTATTTTAAAAAAGTGAATATGTCAAATTTTTACGCGGTCAATTTTTTGAAATTTTGACTTTTACCAACTATTTAATATAAAGGAGATTTATTATGGGCAAAGTATGGAAAAGATTATGGCTACGGCGGAAGGCCGCGGCCAAGGAAACAACACAGGAAACTGCAGAAGCTGTAGAAGAAGTGGCGAAGAAAACGAAAAAAAAGAAAAAGAGCCCCTTCTGGAAAAAGAAGAAAGAAGATTAATACACCCCCTCTCCGAAGCTTTTTCTAATCTCCCCAACTATTTATAGTGAAGGAGCAACAATGAATGGCACAGCCCACCCTCAGACCTATTTCACAGACCAGCACCGTTGTGCTTCCATCGGCCAGTGTACCTGGCGGGGTGGCCAACAATACAGGGCTCCCCTTTCAATTATATTCTGACTCTTCATCGGATTTGTTTTCGCAATATTTCTGTTCTGGCGCAGCAGAACAAGTAGCCTACACGTATAAAAAACTTGGAGGCGATGTCCTCGACATTGAATTAACGAGTGGCAGCGTTTTTGCTGCATATGAAGAGGCCACACTCGAATATTCTTATTTATTGAACATCCACCAGGCTAAAAATACTTTATCTGACTTGCTGGGCGCCACCACAGGCACATTTGATCAAGACGGGCAAATCCAGAGCACTGATGATTTGTATGGAAAGAATGTAAATCTTAAATACCCACGTTTTGAGTTCGCATATGCGAGGAGAGTAGGATATGGAGCTTCCACCGAAATTGGTTTCGGAGGGGAAGTGACAATCTATTCGGCGTCTTTTAGCGGCACCGCCGGCGCCCAAGATTTTGATTTGCAACAAATTATTTCTTCTTCAGCTGCAACAAACACTTCTTCTTCATTCTATGGAGAGGTTGGCAACAAACGAATTAATGTAACAAAAGTTTATTATAAGACCGCCCAAGCGATGTGGCGTTTTTACGGGTATTATGGAGGTTTAAACACTGTAGGGGACTTGTCTAGTTATGGCCAGTGGTCCGATGACTCAACGTTCCAAATAATCCCAGTGTGGCAGAACAAAGCACAAGCGATGGCCTTTGAAGACGCTATTTATACAAGAAATTCACAATACTCGTATGAGATAAAAAACAACAGATTAAGGATATTCCCTAATATGGTTGACACCAGCCCAGATACGTATTGGATAGATTTTTTTGTGGATCCGGACCCATGGGAGGCTGGTGACACCTCCGGCCGCGGCGGCGGCACCGCGACAGATGGTGTCAATAACATTAACACTCTTCCTTTCGAAAACCTCCCATACGAAAATATTAATGCTATTGGTAAGCAATGGATTAGACGTTTTGCGCTATCGCTCTCAAAAGAAACACTAGGCACCATTAGAAGCAAGTTTAGTACGATTCCTATCCCCGGCGACTCTGTAACTCTAGACGGCAAGGAATTGGTGACACAAGCTCAAACTGAGCAAAAAGATTTACGTGAAGAATTAAAAACCATTTTAAATGAATTAACATATACAAAGCTGATGGAAGACGATGCGAAGCTGATGGAAGCAGTAAACACCATTGACAAGCACATTCCTTTGAAGGTATTTGTGGGGTAACATGAGATGCCTTTAGACAAAAATAAGTGGATCCAGCCGACTTCCCCTCCGCCGCCCCTCTTTTTGGGCAAGAAAGAGCGAGATTTAGTAAAACAGGTTAATGATGAATTAATTGAGCGCGTAATTGGGCAAGAGGTCATTTACTATCCTATTAGTGTAGAAAATACTAATTTTCATTCGTTATATGGAGAAGCTATTGAAAAAAACTTTTTGTCTCCCATTAGGGTCCACGCGCTAGTCTCCTGGGAGGGCTATGCTACTACTATAACAAATCTAGGAATTGACAAGCGCCTGACTATTAATGTTAAGTTTCACCGCCGGCGCCTGACTGAGGATCAAGATCTGTACGTTCGAGAAGGTGATTTTGTTTTGTACGGCCAGGACTACTTTGAAATTATGACAACCAACTATCCTAAACAGCTATTTGGCCAAGCTTGGGCCGGCTGGGAACGAGTTTTTGAAATTGAAGCAAAATGCGTAAAGGCGAGGGAGGGCACCTTCGATGCCAGTTGATTATTCGTTTACAGGCGTAGAAGACGCCAATAATGTTTTATGGGATGAATTTATACTAGAGCCGTCTAACTTGGAGACAATCGATTTTGCCTTGCATAGGTTTGTGGACGAGAAAATGGACGTGCGCACGGAGACCAACAAAGGGTGGAAAAAAGTGCCCCTCATTTGGGCTTCACCAGAGCGCGCCTATTTCTCAAAGGAGAAGAAAGATTTATACGATCTAGACGGAACGTTGATTTATCCCATTATGAGCATTGAGAGGACTTCTATCGCCAAGAAGCCCGATAAAAAGGGAAAATATTATGGCGCCGCTCCCTTTNTGCNTCAAGACTCACATCATCACGGCGGCCGCATTATGATCGGAAGACGAATTGTTCAAGACAAAACAAATAATTTTGGCGTTGCCGACAACCGAAAGAGATTTAAGCAGCCCAAGGTAGGGGGAGACATCACCACCCGAAATCCCGGCCGCCAATCGTATTATCCTAAAATTCAAAAAGAGAACAATAAAGTAGTGGTGGAAACCTTGTATATACCGCAACCCGTCTACATCAGTATAGATTATTCTCTTACTATCAAAGCCAATTATCAGCAGCAGATAAATCAAATGCTGCAGCCTTTCATAACATTGGGGGGTCATATTAATTCTTTTCTAATCGAACACCTGGGCCATTCATACGAAGTGTTTATGAATTCTGAGTTTACCCAAACTAATAATATCAATTCTTATAATGACGAAGAGAGAAATTATCAAACTCAAGTCAACTTTAATGTTTTAGGATATGTTATTGGAGAGGGCGACGATCAAAAAAGGCCCAAAGTGATTCGCCGCGAAAATGCAGTCGAAGTAAAGATTCCGCGCGAGAGGGTAGTCTTCGGTGGTTCTCAGCAATTTGATCCACGAAGTGATTTTTATAGAGAATAAGGACTTAAAAAGGTTTTTGCTTCGTTTTATTACTATTTATTAAAGAAATAAGAGTGTCCATTAGAGGAGAACTACACCATGTCTTATAGAAAATTTAAGTTTCTGTCACCGGGTATTTTTATCAAAGAAATTGATAATTCCCAATTACCAGCAGAACCAACAGCAATGGGCCCAGCCCTGATTGGAAAATTCCAACAAGGCCCTGCTTTAAAACCGATTCAAGTTAATTCTATGGTAGAGTTCACTGATATTTTTGGGAATCCCACCGCTGGGGAGACCGGTGACGTTTGGCGCTTAGGAAACAACACCGCGCCTACGTATGCTGCATATGCGGCTCAAGCGTGGCTTCGAAACAATTCTCCCGTAACGATAGTAAGACTTCTTGGGCAAACCAATTCTAATGCCACCACCAACACTGGGTACGCCGGCTGGGCGACAACACAACTAGATTCCAACACGACCGCCGCATCCAACGGTGGCGCCTACGGACTTTTTCTATGTGAAGGGCCAAGCGCTTCGTTTGTGACGGAATCCAGTGCATCCGGTCCTGACGGCGGATTCGACGCCAGTATGGCAACCGAGGGAACGCTAGCGGCTGTATGGTACTTAAATAATGGCGCTATTGCTCTTTCTGGTCAGAGTGTTGACCCAGCGCTTACGTCCGATAAAGGCTTCGCTACATTCATCAGAGCGGTCGATAGTGGGCCCACTTTTAAAGTTATTGTTCAGGATTCAAGCGACAATACGGTTATTGACAGCTCCTTCAATTTCGACGAGACGTCACCGCGGTTTATTAGAAAGGTTTTTAATACCAATCCGACGCTCACGAACAGCAACCTCACACCTACAGGGGGGACTACTCTTAACTATTGGCTTGGCGAAAGCTTCGCCGGAAATCTGAAGAGCTTTAAGGGAACTAATAATACTAATGCACGATTAGGCATTTCTGGCTCAGTGCCCGCTTCTTGTTATGGCGTTATACTGAGACTGGCTACTCCTGATGGCTCTACTTTAGATGGCGGCGACTTTAGAATGAGTTCAACAAAAAGCCCGTCCAAACAATTTAGTAAAACAGGCTGGTTTATTTCACAAGATGTGACGAGTGATACAGCATCGTATCAGCCAGGAAACATGCAGAGACTATTTCGGTTGTGTGCGAGAGAACTAGGGGAAGAGACCCAACGAAAGGTAAAAATTTCTATTAAAAACATTCGGGCTGCCGACCCTGACGCGGGCGACGCATACGGAAGCTTCACAGTACTCGTACGGCGATTAGATGACTTAGATTCTGCCCCGAAAATTTTAGAGCAATATAACAATTGCAACTTGAACCCGGCCTCTGATCAATACATTGCGAAAAAGATTGGTAATAAATTTGATCAATGGAATGATGACGACCGCCGGTATCGACGACTCGGGGAATACGAAAACGTATCTGATTACGTTTATGTGGAGACGAACGAGCTTGTAGACAGCCGACGGAGCAATCCGGTATATCTTCCCTTTGGAGTATATGGTCCCCCCCGCTACTTAGGTTTTGCAGTTTCCGGCACGTCTGCCAAAACATATGATTTTGGCACAGTCCCAACTTCGGGCGGCATTTTCGTTGAAACTGGCAGTGATAATCCCATTAATGCAGCCGGCTCGCCATTCGCGACCTCATCGGGAGGTAACGTGGTCCGAGGCCGATATAAGTATCCGGAACTTCGCTTGCGCGCAAGCTCTTCCGAGGGGAGCGTATTAACCGATCCCCGTGACGCTTATTTTGGAGTCGATACGACGTATGGTAGCTCAAGATATGACCAAAGCGTCATCGACGTTCTGCGCACCAAAGCGGAAGATACGGATAGCTGGGACGCAGTAGCGAACTTAACAGAAGCAAGTTGGGTTTTTTCACTTGATGATGTAAAGAACGTTAATGTAACTGCTGACACATACAGTGGTAATTACGGAGTTAATGGTGTGTACGCGTCAGGCTCGCGCGCAAGCGGCCTTTCTTACACAGCCCACACAGGCTCTGCTAATGCCTCGACGTCCGGCCCTGCTAGTTCATCTTACCAAAACGTTATTGACCCTGTAAACGGCGGCGTTACCGCAGGATGGGATCAATTTACGGCATGCCTCCACGGAGGAACCGACGGCTTAAAGATCACTGAGCGGGATCCTTTTAACAATACCCGTGATTTATCTACGACGGCCACCAATATCAATAAATATGCCTTCAACTCTATAAACGTGGCTATTGATTCTTTACGAGATCCAGAAATCGTGGAATATAATTTGGTGTCAATGCCCGGCATTGTTAACAACACCCTTAATACAAAATTAGTTCAGATGTGCGAGGATCGAGGAGACGCGCTGGCGATTATTGACTTGCAAAACGGTTATACCCCTGACACGGAAAATGGGAACAGCAAGGCTGACAGAAAAGGCAACGTTGACAACGTTATTAGCAATAAGCGCAACACATTGCGCCTCAATAGTAGCTACGGCTGTGCTTACTATCCGTGGGTGCAAATACGAGATACTATTAATGGCGATATGCTGTGGGTACCCCCTTCGGTGGTGGCACTGGGAGCGATGTCTTATAGCGAGGCCAATTCGCAACTTTGGTTCGCCCCCGCTGGCTTCACTCGCGGCGGCTTAAGCGTGAATAGAGCAGGCGGCATCCCGGTTACTGGAGTTGAAGAGAGATTAACTTCTCGTGACCGTGACCGGCTCTACGAAGAAAACATTAATCCAATTGCAACTTTCCCGGCGGAAGGGATCGTAATCTTTGGCCAGAAAACCTTGCAACTAGATGCCACCGCTCTAGATAGAATTAATGTACGCCGACTCGTGATTTATTTGAAAAAACAAATTTCCAGATATGCGGCTACCATTTTGTTTGACCAAAATGTAGCGGCCACTTGGAATCGGTTTAAATCGAAAGTTGTGCCTTTCCTCACTGACGTCAAGGCGGGTCTAGGCATTACCGATTATAAATTGATTTTAGATGAGAGCACGACAACACCGGATTTAATTGACCGCAATATCATGTATGCTAAAATATACGTAAAACCGGCGCGCGCGATTGAATACATTGCAATTGATTTCATTATTACGGATTCAGGAGCATCTTTTGAGGACTAAAAATTTAATTTGATTCTATTTATTAGTAGAAGAGCATAAGGAGAAATTAAAAATGTCAGGTAACCAATTTTGGAGCGCAACGACTGTTGACCCTAAGAGAAGTTTTCGGTGGGTATTGTTCGCAGGCCCCGAAAATCTTCCGACGTACATTGTTAAAACGGCAGCGAAGCCTGGGTTTACGGTGTCTAATGTGCCCCACAGCTATCTTTCTCACAAATTTAATTTCCCCGGACGCCTTACATGGGACAACCTTCAGATTACGTTGGTCGACCCAATATTCCCCGACGCATCAGCCACTATGATTAAAATTTTGCAAGCATCGGGGTATGCCATCCCAGGCGTAGAATCAGATGCTCAAATATCTTTTAGCAAAGCAGATGCTGTGGATGCCCTAGGCGTCCCAGCCATTGCGCAATTGGATGGGAGTGGTCGAATAATCGAAACGTGGACATTGCGAAACTGTTGGGTTGAGACTGTTAAGTTTGGCAACTTAGACTATAACACTGAGGATATGGTAAACATTACAATAACTTTGCGCTACGACTGGGCCGAATACGCCGGCAACGACGGTTCCATGACCCCCAATGGCGGCGAAGCTAAGCCTATTCTTTCTGCTGGTCACGACCAGAGATCGCAAATTGAAACTTATCAAAAGCAATTGGGCAAAGTTAAGGGAGCTAGTATTTAGTAACGAGGACATGAAATGACCCAATTTTTTGCTCCCAAGACCTGGCAATTTTGGAGTAGCCCTCACACACGACCCAAAAGAGTTTATGAAGGGTTGCTGCTCTTCAGCGACCTAATGTTCGGAGGAGAAGGTGTAGACTCTTTCCCCCCCTTTATAGTTAAAAGATTTAGCAGACCAGGCTATAGCGATATAAAAACAAAAGAAGCGCAATATCAACTAAGAACAGGCGATTTCGCCAAAATAGACTATCCAACTCAAGGCTTTAGAACCAACCCGCTAAGAATTGAGTTGGTAGATGTGAACGTGTTCGGATCTACACAAGGCCCTGATACGGCCGGCCACATAAACGCTGGGCTAGCGATGATGCAGAAAACGTGGCACTTTGAAGACGAGGCCGCGGCCCAGGAAGAAGGAGCAGCCAGCAAGGCATATAATTTATTTATAAACGGTTATATTCAAGGAAACCCTAAAATCATTACAATTCTTGAATTGAATGGTCAGGGAGGCATAGGGTCCATCACGGGCACTTGGAATGTTATTAGGCCAGTTCTAACACGAGTTAACTTTTCAGAGATTAATTATGACTCACAAGGGTTTGGAACTGTAAGTTTAGATTTTGATTATAAAAATTTCTACTTTGAACAAGGATGGAGCAACACACAGCTTGACAGGCGCTTAAACGCGGCGACCGTTGAACAAAGAACTTTAATTGCGGATTCAATTGAAAAGGCCTCTAGATGGGCAACAGTAATAAGATTCTAATTTTAATTTAAAAAACAAAAAATGAGGTGAAAATGAGTACAAGATCGAACGAGGGTAGAATTGGGGCAAACCCAAACCTTCCAGCAGAAAACGAGTTAAGCGAAACGACAGAGTTAAAGTTTATAACTCCAACGGAATTTGTGGAGCTTCCAAGCAAGGGGCGTTTTTATGACGTGAGTCACCCCCTACACAATCAAGATGTGGTTGAGATTAAGCACATGACTACTAAAGAAGAAGATATTTTAAGCTCTGTGACTCTTTTAAAAAAGGGGTTAGCCCTAGATCGGATGCTATCTAATATTTTAGTGGACAAGAGGGTGAAGGTGGATGACCTCTTTTTGGGCGACAAGAATGCGCTTATTATAGCGGCGAGGGCCCACGGATATGGGCCATCTTATGATACAGCAATTGTATGTCCACTGTGCAAAGGCTCTCAAGACTATTCTTTCGACCTAAATTCTTTAAAAACACAATTCCCCGCAGAAGAGCTTTTAGAGAAGTATAAAGCGAAGATAACAGAGCAGGGCACCCTTTTGCTTCCGTTGCCAAAAATTAACCATCAAATGGAACTACGCCTTTTGAGCAGCGGGGACGAGAAAAGAATATCAGAAACTCAAGAGGCGAACAGAAAAAAAAGAGACTTTGTGGAAAGCAGCGTTAGTGATTTTTTAAATTGTGTGGTCGTAGCAGTTGATGGCATCACTGATAGGCGCCAGCTTCGCGGCTTCGTCGAAACATTACCAGCCCTACAGGTGCGCTACATTCGTAAAGTATACAATATTTTAGCACCAGAGCTTGATTTGAGTCATGAGTTTAGATGTGCAGAGTGCGACTACGAGGGGGCGATGGAGGTCCCCCTCACCGCGGACTTTTTTTGGCCTAACGCATGAGTATATGGAAAAAATTTACGAACAGTTTTTCTTGTTGAAATACTATAGTAACTGGACTTTAATCGAACTCTATAATTTGCCGATAGGCCTTCGCCGCTGGTTCTTTGATCGTCTTGTCCAGCAAAAAGAAGAAGAAGCTCAACCCTCCTAAAAGACAATTTACACCCCTTAAACATCTAAGCTAAAAATAAATACCTCAACTAATTATAGAGAGAGGGTTTATAGTGGCTGACAAGAAAACCGAAAGTGCGCGAGAATTAANAAGCGTTCTAGAAGAAATTAAAANAATATTACCGGGTATCCAAGAGGCGTTAACACAGATTGGAAATACCAAACTGACCGGTCTTAACGATGCCGAAGAATTAGCCACGCGCTTAGCCAAGAACTTGAACGCCGGCGCCGACGCGCAGACGACCTTAACCAGAGCCACCAATGAAACATTAGACGCGTTTAAGGACACCGTTGATACCGGGAATGAGCGACAAGTTCAGTTACAAGCAGTTCTAAACCTTTTACAAAATGTAAATAAACAATTAAAAACGGAAGGAAATCAAGGCAAGACGAATCTAGCTCAAACCAAAGAGACTATAAGCCTCTTGGAGACAAAAATCGAACGCCAATTAAAGGCCTTAAATGTTGAACGAAGTAGCACGAAAGAAACAGAGCGCGCCACGGTAGCAACAAAAAAGTTTGACGCCGCACAAGAAACCGCATCCAAAAACCGGGTCAACAGTTTAAAAGAGCTGCAAATTGGTGCCGGCGAAATCAAAGCCGCCGGCGTGGNTGACGTTGCCACCAAAATAACTACCAAAATCATTGATAAACTGAAGCCTATTCTAGACGACGTCGCCGGCGTCCTTCTTGAGAAAACAGCCGATGGCGCTGAGAAAGCCGCTAGCGGTCTGAAGAACGCTACCGACTCCGTTCAATCGCTTTACGAGGAAGCTAGCAAGTTAACAGCAGAAATACCGCGCATGACTGGCCAAGTTCTGTTGACAGATGTTGCTGTTAGAAAGACGGGCACGACGATGGGCACCTTCGGGCAGCGACTAATTAGAATACAAGAGCACACGGCCATGCTGGGGATGGGCCTTAAAGATGTCCAAGGGGCGTTCAAGGAGCTAATCACTACATCGGCCGCGTACGCAACTGCCTTTGGCGTATCGGGCGCCGTCACTAAAGCTCAGATGCAATTTGTCGATGAGTTGGCCCAAATGTCTCTAGAGTTTAAAGCGCTCGGCCTCGAAACAAAAACGTTTGCGGGCGCCCTCGATGTGCTTGGAAAGACATATAGAGTAGCAGATGTCGTTAAAGAGACAAAGGATTTTGGTGTAGAGCTTGTTCAAATTGCTCGTGTCACTGGCCGTACATCTGATTTGGTTGGGCAGGATTTGGCCAACAATATGGGAAAACTAGCTGCTTATCAGCTGCCTAAAATGAAGGAAGAGTTTAAAAAATTGTCAGTGCAAGCTGGCGAGGCAGGTGTTAAGATGGAAGACCTTCTTGAGATAAGTGGAAAATATGATGATATGGATACGGCTGCCAAGAATGTGGGAGAGCTAAACGCACTCTTGGGGGGCCCGTACCTGAATACTATAGATATGGTTATGGCCAGCGACTCCGACAGAATTGACATGATGCAAAAGGCGATGAAGGCTTCCGGGCAGTCTTTTGATAGCATGGGCCGCTTTATGAAAAAGGCAGTTGCCGATGTCGTCGGCGGCGATGTACAAAAGGCGATGCGTGTTTTCGGGTCTGACACAGAACTCATTGAGGAAAAAACAAAGGCGATAAAAACGCAAGTCGGCACCTACGACTTGTTCGTCGCAGGCGCGAAACAGTCAGCAGTCGGATACAAAGAGCAGGGAGACGCCCTTAAAGAAAGTGTAAAACTACATGAAACCGCCTTTAAGGAGGTAGAAGAGTATGGTCGCGAAGCATCCCGGCTCTTCCGTACGTACGGAAGCCAGATAACTGACTTTGTTGGGAAGCAAGTTGTTAGCGCGTTGGGCAAGTTTAAAGATATGTTAACGGAAGTCCGCGTCGCTCTAGANAGCNAGCACTATGCTAGAGCGCTACGAATACTTACGGTCAAGATGGCGACCATTCCAGTTGACATCGCGACGGACGTTCTTGCTGATGTAGCTGCGCCCCCCACATCAACACCATCGTTGTCGAGGACCCAATCAGTGAAACAGACGAGAATGGAGCTGGATGAGAAAGATAAAGAGATACAAAGACTGAAGGACGCCATGTCCCTCGGCGCCGGGAGAGCCGATACGGACGCCCCCACCACAGCCGTCGCGACGGCCACTCAGAGCCCAGTAGAGCTTAAATCTACACACAATATTCATCTTGGGGATACTTTAATCGCGACCATTGTTGAGAGCCAGTTAGCGAAAGGAATATTGCCATGGCGCGCCTAAAAATAAGGAGAAATTTCAATGGTTAGCACCGTATCAAGCTTTAAAGCAGCACATAAAGTTTTTGCGTTTGAGCCTCTTCACGTTGACTTACAAAAAACACCCATAAGAGCTTCAGCATTATTGATACCAGTTGAAGATTTGCGCATCGGCCAGAGTTTTTCGCCCGAGTATACCCCGGTAGAAGCGTATGGACGAATGGACCCAATTGTAACTTATAAAAACACTAAACGTACCTTAAAGATTGATTTTAAGTGCCAAGCACATCATATTTTCGATGGTGCGCAAGGAGTCATCAATAATATTCGGAATATAAATATACTCACACAACTTTTATATCCAGCTTATTACGAGACGGGCGGCAAAGCCGCAAACGGAGATCCTCTTGCGGTCTTGGGCGCCCCACCTTTTTTTAGGATAAGATATGGAAATTATATTGGAAGCTTCTTAAGCACAGGAGACTTTGTAGGAGACGAAGTGACGGGGCTTACAGGCTACATTACAGGCTTTGGGCATCAGATAGGAGCAGTAGCTGAAAATGTTGCTTTTGGAAAGTCGAGATCTGATGAAGGATATCGTGCGCTTCCAAGAGAAATCGGGGTGAACTTTACATTCAACGTAGTACATGATAAACTAGTAGGATGGTACAATGACAGATTTAGCAATGAGGACGGCAAAGGTTACGGTTATAACTTTCCGTATAATGCAGGCGAATCAGGACCATCGACCTACGCTTATAATCGAAGCGCGCCTTCACGCACCGGCGGTACCATGGCAGCGCCCACCGTATCGATCGGCGCCGCGACAAATGACGGAGTGGATACTGCACAGGCCCGGGAGAATGACCCGTCCGGCATCCACCGCGCCGCAGCTAGTACTAGTACAACAACAGCGATAGGCAAAAGCCCCCACGCAATCCCAACTATGGTGGAGGGCGCATAATAAAATGGCTTTTAATTTTTCCCGATACATTAATAGAAATGTCATAAGAAGTACGTCGTCTCGATATGTAGAACAGCTTTCGAGCAGGGGGGTGGGCTTTATAGACCATTTTGCAACCGCCAATATACAATATCCTTCCCAAGAGATCTTGAAAGAACTAAACATCGAAAATGAGATTTGGACGGTGGGGAGTCGATTTTATAAATTAGCAGCCAAACACTACGGGGATCCAAGTTTGTGGTGGATAATTCCTTGGTTCAACAAACTTCCGCTGGAGTCCGACTATGATGCTGGCGAAGTCGTACTTATTCCGAAACCCCTCAGTATTATTTTAAATTTATTTGAGACGGAGCCCGAGGAATAAAAACATGACTGAATGTAGAGATGGGGAACCTAGACAAAGCGGAGCGACCCTACAAGATGCGCGCCTAAAAACGGACGCCTACCAACAAACTTATTTAATGAGCAATTTAAATAATGTGGTGGCGCCTCTCCAGGAGACACCAAGTGTGAGCAGGCACTTAAAACTGCTCGCCTCTAAGAACAACACGGACGCATTAGTTAACCGGGTCACTGTGCCTCCGGAAGTTATAACTTTTTTTGACGGACGCCCTATAGACTATGGCCAGCTCGTTCCGCACATCCAAATTTATAAAGTTTATATCAAAAATAGAAAACGCGTATCCGAGGTTTTATTTCCTTTCCGAGCATACACTGATTTTGAACAAATGAAACCACAAAATTTTTTAAGAGCACCTTTCCGCGGCACAGACGCGGGCATCGAAAGTGTGGACTTAAAGCTCGAAGGAAAGGGGCGGAATCCGGTTTCAATGAGCATCATGCAACTTACGATTAAGCTCGTATTTAATGATGTGAAAACCTTGTTTCGGCCTCTTGGGGGGAGCCCATGGGGGGTAGGAAACGTCCAGTATTCTGATCTGATGAGATACCCCCCAGGTCAATTAACAGACGACGCCGACCCGCGCACCCTCCCGGCGTCGTTCAGAATAAGGCTTTCGTTAGGGTGGAATCTCCGCGGCAAAGCCCGGGCCAACGGTTTGAGCGGGTTTTCGATGGCGAAAGGGAACCCTATTTTTGAAGATCAGGGACTCCTTGCGGGGTATGATTTTGTTGACGCCGTTCTAAAATCAAAAATTAGTTTTATTGGTGATTTGTGGTCACACGATATGGACTTTTTGGAGAACGGCTCTGTCAAAGTAACTTTAAAATATATGGGAGCATTGGAAAACTCTTTTAAAACGGGCACAGCCGACCTTTTAAAAACTTATAGTTTAGATGGTAACAAAACCATTAACAAAGTAAAAGATGAGTTGCGCAAGTATGAGCTAACAGCGTGGCGAAAGGCGCTAGGGCAAAATAAAAAATTAAAGAATGTCCTCACTATTCGAAAAAAAGCTAAAGAAGTTCAAGCCTTGATTAATAACATGGAGGATAAATTACAAAGCACGGAGGAGACAATATTTGTAGATGCAAAGGAGGCCGTAAATAAATCTTGGACCACGTTCGCAGATGCGAGAAAAGAGTCCGCGGTATTAGGAACCACTAGCGGCAAACTTAATGAAGCAGCCACTGATTTAAAGGTTCATACGATGGAAAAGGTCTTGCGCAACGAGGTGGCCACCGCTGAAAGTAAGCTGGACCAACTAGCTTTTAGCCAAATGGGCGGCGCCGGCTCTGCGGAGGCCAACGCCTGGATGGCGGAGCTACAAAAGAAAAGAAAAGAACTCATGCAAAAGATTCAAACGTTTGAAAGTCAACTACGAGCTAAGTACCTATTCTCCTACATCATAAAACTTATAGAAGCCAATAAATTAGCCTGGATAGATACGAGCACAGATGAGTTTCAGAGTTTTTTACATCATCGCATACAATACGCGGAAGCAGCCACCAAGAANCAGCAAGAGAAAGAAATGTCCGGCATGAAACAAGTTAGCAGCACAGTTGCATCTTCAGATGTTGAAACGGTCGAGACGAGTTTTGCCCAGGAACTTGGAGACCCTTCCGCGGCCTCTGCTGAAAGCGTGACCAAGTCCGACGCCACGCTATTCTTGTCCGAACAATATAAACAGGGCGATAAATTAATGTTTTTTAGGCTGGGAGATTTGGTATCTATCATGCTTGATCATGCCAACTTTGGCGAAAGCCTTGAAACGCTAGTTCCCGACTTCAAGATTCTCTTTGGAAATTTTGACTACTCCCCCATTGGAAGCGACAATCTTCGTCGCGCCAGTTTATATGATTTACCAGTTTCTTTGAAGCTGTTTGAAAAATTTATAGCTATGAAAATTGTAGGCACCGGTCGCCAAAGTTATTTATTCATGGACTTTGTTGAGGATCTCATTCAATTTTTAATGGACAAGGTTATTACGCCTTCCTCGCCTGACGGCGCGACGAGCGCGAACCCAGTGAATNGCGCCTTTAAGATTGGCATCGTGCCCATTGATTTGCCGAAAAAATTGATTAAAAGTAGTTTCGATGCTAATGGGAGACACACAGACTATGAGGTAGATCTCGACGACATCGCTGGCTCTCCGCGCAATCTGAGTGTCACTCAAATTTCAAATACTTTTCTTATACATGCCTATAAGACGGAACCCTTTGAGGAGCGCATCAAAAATTCTTATACTGGTGATCGCTTTAAGGACAGGAAAGAGGGCATTTTTCACTTTTTGGTCGGCGGCCCGAACAGAGGGCTTTTGAAAAGCATCACATTTCAACAGATGCAAAACACCAAACATGCGATGGGCATCTTTGAGAAGGCGCAATCAGGGGGAATCGCTTCGAGGCGAGGAGTTATTAAGCCTGCTATGTTCGGGTGTGAACTCACTTTAGTGGGGAATCCTTATTTTCTAATTGGACAGCAGTTTTATGTTAATACGAGCTTAATAAGTGCAAACAACTTTGCCAATGAAATGATGATGAATGGCGGGTATTACATGGTTACGTCCGTGGAATCTCACTTTGGCGTGGGAAAGTGGGAAACCAAAGTAAAAGGTATCCTGCAAGTGGCGGATAGCGTCTTAAAGAATGCGAAAAAAGAAGGCGTTGTTGAAGTATACAATGCCGGGGACCACTTTGTCGATAACGCTAAAACAGTCGGCGCCGCCGCCTATAGCATGTGGCAGTCCACCGGAATTCCGGGCGCGGCCAAGTCCGCTTGGGATGGGCTCTCTGGAAACAACGAAGCGCCTAAGAAGGGATCTGGCTAATGGCCTATTTAGACAAGCCACTTATTGGAAGCAATTCTTTGACCCAGCCGCAGCTGTTCAAGGAGAGGTTAAAGTACAAGGAAAAGGCTTTTTCTAACTTGTTTGACCCCACCCCCCTGGATACAGTGTACGAGAAGCCATTTTATGGAAAAGTAGACATATATGGCACCCCCATTTATCCTACTGAAATTAACATGACCCAACTGCCCGGCGCCGGCCTAATTTTGGCGCACGATTTTGTGGCCGCGGCATTCCAAGATTTCAAGGAATTTATGGACCGCGCCATCGGCCTCAAAGAAAGAATGTTTGCAGACCTATTTTCTTCCTTCCTTCCTAGATCGGCATTTGTAAGTGTTCATCAAGTGTACAACGATCATTTTGTTAAAAATGTTTTTGAAGGGTTTGCCAATGATTATATGAATATTCCCAAAATTAATAGAAAAATTAGAAATTTTCATGATCTCGTGAAAGAGTTTTCCCACTACACTAGGTTGGTAGCTAATAAGTTTCCTGTTACGAAATCGGGATTTGTTGTCTCCCCCCTCTGCACAAATGCTATAAGTGGCTTGTTTATCGAATTAGATCGACTCCCACAGGACGACGATCAGGTTAAGTATGAGCGTTTTCTTGCGAGACCTTCATTCACGAGATATGCGCACGTAGCCAGCGGTTTTGGTTTTTTTGTAGACAAAAACGCGCCATGGCGCCTCGCTGTTAACATGGGGTCTCCAGTTACGAAAGGGTACATGGACAGATTTGGCATAAGCTTGGAGGACAACAGTGTATTTTCAACTTATTTTTACGAAAGTGAGTACTACTCTTATGAGAGCATAAAGGTTCGTTTATGGAATATTTACGCAGCTTTAATAGCAAACCCAGCATCTCGTACGTATGGATCTGTTTACAAAACAAAGAACTGTACCAAGGCTTTGTGGGATAACGTAGCGCACAACAGCTACCACACCACCATTGCGGAAGGTCTCCGGGCGCCCATTCCTCTTGACTATGAAACTGAATTTAAAAAAGAATATAGTGATGAATATTTTTTACCAATTTACTTAAAACTGAGATGGGATGAGAGTAAAATTAAAGACGATCAACGGGATTTTAAAGCAGCGCTTAAAAGAATATTAGATTTTTATAAAGTATATGGCATAGAGGCAGCCGTAACGTACTTAGGCCATGTGGTAAGGAAAACAAATATTTATGAGAAGCCCAAAGTAAGCAACGCACCCCCCTATAAAATAAAATATTTTGGAGAATCAACTAGTTCAGGGTTGTATTCTTATAAAACACCTGCTATAATAAAAAAAGAAAAAACTTCGACGGCGGACAGCACGAAATATTAGATTAAATGATTTTTCAGACCTTTGACGATAAAAAGAAATGTGTTGCAATTTTTGCAAAAGGTAAAATTCACAAACACAAACTACCCTCCCCTCTCGCAAAAACATGGGATTATTCCGAGATCTTGAGAGATAAAGATGTGGAATATGCAAAGTACTACTGCGGTGGGAAACGCTTGGACGAAGTTTGTCCTGACCATCTAAGAAAAGAGTGGGAAAATATAAATGGGAAATTAGAAGCTTTTTATCGCGCTGTTAACGAAGCGAAACTAGATCTTAATGAGCATTGTTTTTTTGATGTTGCTCCTCCACACTTTTTGCTAGAGTATGGTCGCATCAAGGAGAAAATTTGCGCCTATGTTTTTTCAAATTTTAAAAAACCACTAGACTATGAAGTTAAAGTTGGGCTTGCAAAAGTATTAGTAGAAANAAA